CCAGCGACACGCCCACGGGCGGCACCGGCCTCACTTTCGGCGTGAGTAACACGCTCACCGGCTCGGACAACGCCGTCCGGGCACCGATCAGCGACGGCACGAACGGGACGCCACGGATCGCCACCGAAACGCGCCCCCGCAACATTGCCCTGCTGGCCTGCATCAAGTACTGAGGAACCATCATGCTCACAATCTACAACTACCACCCAGAAACCGGCGAGTTCATTGGCGCGACCCTCGCGGACGCTTCACCGCTTGAGCCTGAGGTGCCACTGATTCCGGCCAATGCGACTCCGACCGCCCCGCCATCCGCAGGGCAGCACCAGGTCGCGGTTTTTGAAGCCGGAGCGTGGACCCTGACGGCAGACCACCGCGGGCAGACCTACTGGCTTGACGGGCAGCGCTATTTGATCGAGGACCTCGGCGTGACGCCGCCCGAGGGCTCGACAGCTGAAAAGCCTCCGGTGCCTCTGGCCGAAGAACAAGTGGCGGCTCAGGCGCGCATTGACGCCCACTACCAGGTGCTTTTCGACCAGGCCGTGGCCAACAACGCCATCAAGGCCGAATATGACGCCGCCTACATGGTGGCCAAGCGCTGGCTGGAGAACCAGGGCGAGCCCGCCCCCGAGCGCGTCAAGGCCCTGGCCGAGAGCTACGGGGTGACCAACGTGCAGGCGGCCGGAGTCGTGGTGCAAAAGTGGACCGAGGCGCAGGCCGTGGCCTTCGATCTGCGCGGCGCCGCCAGGCTGCGGGCCAAGCTGGCCATCCGGCAGGCCGTGGACCTGGAAGGGGTTGCGGCGGCCGAGGCGGCGGGCCGGGCCGCCATGGAGGCGGTGGAATACAGCGTTTAGGGCTTAAGACAGGGCGAGGGCGGCAGGTGCGCTAACACCTACCGCCCCCGCCTCCGCCGTGCTCGCACACGGTTTCGACCAAAGACCCTGCCACCTGTACAGGCGGGGCCAGTATAGATGGCGGGACCATGCAAGACGTGCGCTGCGGCGCCTGCAGCAAAAAGCTGGCAGTCGCCACGTTTGAAAGACTTCAGATCAAGTGTTCCCGCTGCGGAACCTTGAACGACTTGAGGGCCGGGGCAACCCAGCAGAGCCCCCAACCAGAGCGCCCCCGAGCGTCGAAAAACGGAGCCAACCATGGCGAAGCAATCGACGCGGGCCAAAACCCCGCCCCCACCGGCCAAGGCCGCACCAGGCCGTAACGGCTACACATACCGCGAGCAGTTCGCGGTCGTGGTCGTCTGCAAGGACGCCGCCCACCAGGAGCGGCTTTACACCGAGCTGAAGGCCGCCGGCCACAAGGTCAAGGTGGTCTGCGTATGAAAATCGACGTCAGCCACACTTGCAAGGACTTTCAGTCCTACCGCGCCGCCCGCGTGCGGTCCCTGTTCAATGTCGAGGACGCCAGCAGCTTCACGCTGCAGGCCGATCTGCCCATCGACGCGCCTGACTGGCAGCTGGGCGTGATCGTAGGCCCCAGCGGCTCGGGCAAGTCCAGCCTGGGGCGCCGGGTCTTCAAGGACGACGCGCTCTACGCCCCCACCTGGCCGGCCAACAAGCCCATCATTGACGCCATCGCTCCAAAGGGGGACTTCAACGCCGTAACCGGCGCCTTGGCCGCCGTGGGGCTGGGCAGCGTGCCCCCGTGGCTGCGCCCGTATGCCGTGCTCAGCAACGGGGAGCGCTTCAGGGCCGATCTGGCCAGGCTGGTCTGCGAGGCCCCGGCCCGCGCCGTGGTGGACGAGTTCACCAGCGTGGTGGACCGGCAGATCGCAAAGGTGGGCGCGCTGGCCTTTGCCAAAGCCTGGCGCCGCACCAAGGGCCAGGTGGTGCTCCTGAGCTGCCATTACGACATTCTGGACTGGCTGGAGCCGGACTGGGTCTATGACACGGGCTCGGGCCGTTTTGACCGGGGGTTACTTTGGCGACGCCCCCCGATCCATGTGGACGTGTGGCAAACCGACTGGCGACATTGGCCAGCCTTTGAGCCGCATCACTATCTGAAGCTGCCCAAGATGGTCGCCGCCACGAACTACGTGGCCACGGTGGACGGCGAGCTGGTGGCGCATGTGGCCTTTGCCACCCGCCCTGGCCTGGTCGAGGCGAGGGCCTGCCGGCTGGTGGTCATGCCCGAATGGCAGGGCGCCGGGGTCGGCATGCGGTTCTTGAACGCCGTCTGCGAGCGCTGGAGCCAGGGGGACAACCGTTACGGCCGGCCCATGCCCAGCCTGTTCCATACGTCCCACCCCGGCCTCGCGGCGGCGCTGCGGCGTGACCGGCGCTGGACTCAGGTGAGCGGGTCCTTGTACGGCGGCAACCGGGAGCGCAGCAAGGCGTCGATTGAGGCGTCGGCCCTGAAGACCGGGTCCTATGCCGGCGGTGGGGGTTACGGCGGCCACTTCAGGGCCGTGCAGGGCTTTCGCTACCTTGGGGGGCAGACATGCGCGTCATGATCATTGGCCAGAAGTGGTTGGCCGAGCAGCTGCTGGCGCTGTGCATGCGACGCGGCGACGACGTGGCGGCCGTTTGTGTGCCCAGGACTGACGACCGGCTGGCCGCCGCCGCTACCGAGGCGGGTATCCCGGTTTGCATGGTCGCCGGCCGGACCGGCGCCGACTGGGTGCCTGACGGGGTTGACGTCCTGCTGTGCGCCAACCTGCACGCCTTCGTGGGCGCCGACGCACGGGCCAAGGCGCGCTTTGGGGCGCTGGGCTACCACCCGAGCCTTTTGCCCCGCCACAGGGGCCGGGACGCGGTCCGGTGGGCCATCCACATGCGGGAGTCGCTGACGGGCGGCACGGCCTACTGGATGGACGACGGGGCCGACACCGGGCCGATTGCCGCGCAGGGCTGGTGCTGGATCAGGCCGGGCGACACGCCCGAGGCGCTGTGGCGCCGTGACCTGGCCCCCATGGGGCTAGAGCTATTCACCCAGGTGCTCGCCGGGCTGGACGTCGGCCACGTCACCAGCCGGCCTCAGGACGAGGCGCTGGCGACATGGGAGCCGGCATGGCGGGTAAGCCGGCTGGCCGGGGCGGGCTGATAGAGTAGGAGCCAGGGCGCTGTGAAGGCGTTTCACAGGCCCTTTAATGCTGGATCAAAGAAGCGTCGAAATGGCCCGAAAATGCTGGATCAAACCAAGTGTGACTCTAGATCAGACCAAACGGCGCGCTACT